TGAAAAGTATAATAATTTGTGCCGTCAATCTTTGTTGTTTCAACATCATCTGTAAACATGAGGTCACCTTGCAGTACCCCTTTGATACCCAACTTAGAAAATTCTTTAAGTGCGACTTTAAATTTAGAATTAAGATTTCCAGATAAATCAGCATCTATCTCTGCCTCCGTCTTGTAAAGTTTTGGTGTTGCATTGAATACTGATTTCTTTGCAACAAAGAAGTCACCTGTCTCTGGTTCTACTCCAGCAAAGATTGCAGGCGCACCATCCCACTTCACAGTCATGTTAACTGAACTACGACTTTCACCAGAGAACATATCTCTTAGTGAACGTATGAAGTTGATTGCAGCTCTACCGCCAGGCACACCAAAGTTAAGTATCTCATCTTCGATATGTTCTAGGTGTAGGTTCTTGCCTGCTTTATTTTCCATTAGTGTTTGCATTATGGATAACTCACTGTTGACATGGCGTCAATTTTATAACTAAAACCACTACCACTTCTATTTATAAATTGTATTTTGATATATTCTGGTTTTAACTCACCGCCAACATTAGTTGAACCACTTAACATCAAAAGATATATTGAATTGTATGCTTGTTTACCACCAGAACGACCAATCTGAATAACCATATAAGGAACATTCATAGACTTACCTAAGTCTGCAACGGTTTGTCCTGTCATATCTTCAAATTCATTTTTAGTATGTTTATAATGAGCACCACCACCTGTACCATAGACAATCCATAAAGGAAGTTCTGTATCCCCAAACATTGCTTCTGCTTTTAGTTTTGCATTTAGTTCAACTAGTGCATCAGTTGCTCTTTCGTAGTTTGGAATCTTTTTCTGCATATCCTCTAATATTGTGTTAAAGGTTTTATATGATGCGTAGTTTACACAAAGTTTTAATGCTGGAAACAATTCTTCTCTTGTGATAAATCCGCCCTCTTTTCTTTCCAGAACAAGGTCTGCCGCACGTTTGAAATTATTCATTTCTAAGATTGGGTCTGTGCCACTATTTTCAATTATAACTGCACCATCTTTGATTGCATTAATCTTTTGTACATTTGAGAGAATCTTTTTATATTCTGCATTCGCCATGTCTTTTGCGATGATTTCGTTTTTCAGAATTTTCATCTCTCTCAACATTGGTTTATTGATTGGTACTGCATCTCCTGCCGCTTCTGATATGATAAATCCTGTTTGGGATAAAAGTGATGATGCAGCTTTGTGTGCCTTATCTTTTTGAATTCCTCTGATTGCACGAATACCAACTTTTATAATTGAGTTTCTTAATTTTACTAATATACCTTTAGCCCAATCTAAAACCTTGGTTAGTTTTCCTTTAAACTTTTTAAAGATATCACCGAATACACCTTCTTCAAGAATAGATAGTTCTTCCATATTAAGTATGGTATAATTATTTGCAAGTTGAGTAGGACGCATTGCTTGTTGACCATAAATTGTATTAATAAGAGTATTGAGTTTACCAATCCTTGCGTTATCTTCACCCTTCTTGAGTGATACTTGAACGAAAGAAATATTGGTATCTTTGATTGTAATAAGGCCTTGGTTATCCCAAGTCAATTGTGAATTAGAAAGTTTTGATAACAAGTCACTGACTGAACCACTAGTCACAAAAACCATATCTGCGGTGTTTGCCTTACTACCTTTTGTTTTATATGAATCTGGGATTGCTTTGTAGTATTTGTCAATACTACTATGAATGATACCAACTTTAGAACCCCAAGTTACATTTGGGATTGATTTGATATCTGCACCAATGAGTTCAATTGCATCAATAAGAAATTTATCATCACCAAACTTTTTTCTAAGTTCGGCAATCTTTTTCCTACCATCAGAAACAATTTCACTTTCTGCAAGAACCTTGTCAATATCAGCAGATGTAGGTTTGGTCTTGCTCCCAGATAGTCTGGCAACGATATAAACCCATGTTTCAAAGGTGGCTTCACTAAGTTTACCACCGCCAACAGCCTTAATTAATTCTTGGACTTCTGGTGTTTCATTGATGAACTGTGACAGTTTTATCATTCACTCACTCCATATAAATTATACTTCTATTTATATGATAGATGAACTAGGGATGAATGTCAACCCCTAATTGTTAAGAAAGCAGGGATAGGATTGTCACCAAAAGGTTTATTTCGATTCATCAAGTGACAAACCTTAGTTGCATCATCTTCAAACGTAAAATCTTGCACGACTCTTCGTGTGGGAATTTCAATGATTTCCCACAACTTTGTCTCAAGGTTTACATCAGTATAATACTTAATATCTTCTCTTCTACTATACCTTGAGGTCAGAGAATTTTTCATATGCTTTGCCTTTTCCAGCAAACGGTGTGTTATCGAATACATTTTCATTTTGTCCACTATCAACTAAATCCGATTGTGCTTCCTGTTCACAATCATACAGACGCATCTTTGCTCTGTCTATTCCCAATACAAACCGTTTATTCATGGTAGGGTCATTGTATCGGTTCTTCAACTGTTTGACTACAATCTGGTTGAGTTCTTCTAACTCTTCCGTAGCGATGAGTGCAAACATTAGGTCTGCCGTTGCGGGCAAACCAAAACTTTCTGAAGTATCCTCAAGTCCAATATCGGTTGAGGTAAATCCTGTTCTAGTTGTCTGGGTTGCAGACATGATTGGTACATTTGTTTCGACTGCAAGTCCTCTTAGTTCTTCTGCAATCGACTTGATATAGAAGTAAGAACCTATATTTGCATTTCCTTTGAATCGTGAAGATGCACATATATTTAGATAATCAATGAATATAATGTCTGGTCTAAAACTACGCTTCAATGCGAGTTCTTTAATAAGACTTCTGAAATGACCAACATGAGCTGACGCAGTTGGGTATTCTTTGATAATTAACTTTCCGTTTGTCTTTTTTTGTATCTTGGATAACTGTGTTTCAAACATCTTCTTAGGAAGTGTATGTAGGTCATCCATTGTAATGTTCATTAGGTTTGCATCAATACGTTCTGCAATACGTTCTTCTGCCATCTCCATTGTGATGTAAAGAACATTCTTACCTTGCATTAGTGTTGACGCAGCAACGTGACACATGAATAGCGATTTACCAACACCAGTTCCAGCAAGTGCGATATTCAATGTCTTTTGTGGTAATCCACCTTTTGTAATCTTGTTGAAATAATCTAGGTCAAACGCAATCTTTTCTTCTTTCTTGTGATAGAAGTCAAATCGTTCCTCACCATCTTCAACATAGTCGTGACCAATATTAGTATCGAATGATACTGCAAGTGCCTCAGATAGAATGGATGGGATTGCTTCTGGTGTTCTTTCCTTATCCTTTCCATCAATAATTCCTATTCCTTCAAGAACCGCATTGTAGATTGCTTTGTCCTTGCAGAACTTTTCTGTGGTGTCGAGTAACCATTGAGTATCGACTTCAGATTTACTGAACGAACCAATGATGTCCACAATCTTTTTATACTCTTCATCATTAACATCCTTTCGGTTGTCGAGTTCAATAGTGAGAGCTTCCTGTGTAGGAATCGAATTGTACTTATCAATGAATGAACCAATCTCCTCAAAGATTACTCGTTCATTCTTATCTGAATAATATTCTGGTTTGATAAATGGAATGACTCGTCTAGCGTAGTCTTCATCCCAAATCAAATTAGATAGTGTTGTTCTCTCTATTGTCTGTATCGACATATTGTAATTTGCCCTCGTTTAATTGTTCATTTATAATGTGGTGCAGTATATCACCAGCAAGTTCAAAAAAGTCATCACCAAAAAAGTCTTTTGGTAAGTCATTAGAATCTAACATATCCCATTCAAAATGTAAAGTAGCTTTGTCACTTTTTTTATCTTCTGAAACACTGACTTTTCCATAGCGATATACTACTCCTTGATATCTTCCTGCCTTTTCAGTCAGTCCAATACCTGTCCATTTCTGGTCTTTGTTCTCGACAAACTTGTAGTATTCACTCATGTCCTTCATTAGATAATAACCTTACCTGTTGGAACTGCAAGACCTGTTACTGCTTCTGTGTATGCAGAACTAAACTCTGGATTAGTTTCTGTTACGAGAACAACTCCACCAGAATAGAACATGGCCTGTTTTGTGTTTTCTGTACCTGTCATACAGACACCTCTTGCGAAACCCACTTTTCCATCTGGTGTATTTACCAGCATTCTTGGATTGTCTAGTGTTATGTTTCCATTTTCTTCTTTAACCCATTTGCCAAGAAACTCGCCTGACAGTGTTACTAAAGATACGATTGCACCTTGTTTCATAATTACTCCTTAAATATAATGAAGATAACTGCCAACTATGTATTTGGACTCGTCACCTGTTACTTTTCTTCCAGCATGAAGATGTGTCCACATTGGTGGAAACATTAAAAGTCTTCCTGCTTTTGGTGTCACTGAAACATCCCTTTGAGGGAAATCTGTATGACCACCTTCTGGTTCGTTTAAATACAAAAAGAAAACCAGAAATCTTTTTGCAGACGCATGATTACCCACATCCACATGGTCATGAAATTCATCAATACCATTTGGTTCGTATCGTTTCAAGCGAAACATTTCATACGCATATTGTTCTGGAAACATCTTATCAACAACATCACATTCTTCCATGTATCTACTAATACAACTATTGAAAGCATTTTGTAAATCTTGTTGATACGGTTTCCAATTACTATATTGTTGCAATCCAATTTGAGTAAAGGAGCGATGACCTTTTAGTGTTTGTTTATCAAACTGGTCATCGCTCTTCTCAAATTCTTCAATCATGTTTTTACACATGGTTTCTGGAATTACATCATCGTAAACACGAATGTAGTTTTCATTCAGATTCTTGAACTGCATCTTCTTCTTCAACTTCCACTGGTTTTTGACCATACTTAAATTCTGTTTGGGCAAACTCATCCAACTGATTCATAACGTCTTCAGTATAGAATTTCTCTGGATTATTATTGATTGTCTTACCGAATGTCTTTGTACCATCTGGTAATTCAATGCGAGTGGAAATTGATTTGAATACTCCTGCCTTGAGGGCAAGTTCAAGTAGACCGTAGTACCTATCTAATCCACGTTCATACATTAGACGCACATCAACCATCTTGTTTTCGATAGTCAAACGTGACTTATGATTTTTACAGTGAATGATATTACCAACAACCTCTGTACCGTCTTTCTCTTTCTTCTTTGAAAGATACACGATAGAAGATGCGGCATACTTCAGACCAGAACCACCACCCATTTCTTTTGTTGGGAACATAGAACCCACAACGTCATATGTATGATTAGTTACAATCATTGGTACTTTTGCTTTACCAAGTTTCAAAGTCAACACTCTAAATGCAGCCTTGAGAACTTGTGCCCGTGTCATATCTCTGGTTTCTTTACCATCAGCAGTGTCCTCT